GAGCATCTGTGAAGTACTGATTTGTTAGTCCTTCTTCAATATCGTCTGTGTCAAGGTCGTTGATTGCATTTGTTGCAAATGTTTCTGCTGCAGTTTGTGCTGCTGAAGCAGATCCTGCTGCATCATAATTAATTGCAAGTCCATCTGCGTAGTCTTCTGCTGCTTCTTGTGCTGATGATGCTGCACCTGCTACATCGTATGCTGCTGCAGTTGCAGATAGTGCTGCTGAGTTAAAGTCAGAGATTTCTGCAGATGTTAAACCAGTTACAGATATTGTTGCACCTGTAATGTCAATGTTTGAACCAGCAGTTAGTGTATCCTGCTTTCCTGCAACCAAGTTAGCAACATCTGTTGCATAGTTTGGATTATCAGCAATTGCTGCAGCCAACTCATTGAGTGTATCAAGAAGCGCTGGTGCACCATCTACAAGATTTGCCACTGCTGTATCTGTATAATCTTCTGCATCAGAAAGTGCTTGTGCTGCTGCACCGTATGCGTCATAGGTTGTAGCAAGATTAAGTGCTGTAATAGCATTATCTGTGTAGGTATTTGCATCTGTTTCTGCATCTGCAATTTGACCTTCAAGAGTTGTTACTGCAGAAGAAAGAGCATTAGATGCTGTTAACTCTGCTGCTGCCTGTGCTGCATTAGCCTTTGTAGTTGCATCTGATGCTGCTGCATCGATTGCTTCTTGCTTTGCTGTAGCAACTTCTGCGTCTGTTGCAAAAGAACCATCAATTGTTGCAGAAATTTGAACATTTGCTGTACCATCAAAAGATACAGAACCTGTTACATCTCCAGTTAATTCAATTGTACGAGCAGTTTCAAGTGCTGTTGCTGTATCTGCATTACCAGTTACGTTACCAACGAGGTCTGCTGTAATTTCTCCCGCAGCAAAGTTGCCTGAGCCATCACGCTTTACAACTGTGTTAGGGGTATTAGCGGAATCTGAAGAACCACCAATAAGACCAATAACATAATTTTGGTCTGCTTCCTTCTTTGTAAGAATGTCATAGCCATTAACGGTTGCTGTTGTACCTTCAACGACGAGACCACTCTTAATCTTAAAGTCTTTATTTACTGTTGCCATTTTTTATATCTCCTTTTAGTTATGCCTTAAGTCCCATACGTGCAAAACGTACAGTGACTGGCTTGATCGCAGGATCTGGAGTGACTGTTAAAGCCACGGTATTTCCAGTGCGAGAGACATTAATGGTGCCAATATTCCCATCATTGTCGATTGTTCCATATTCGCTGACTGATACATCTGTACCGTCAACAAGAATTGTCATTTCAGTTGCGTAGAACTTATTGTCCCCTGCTGTGGTTTTTGATATTGAAACAATATACTTAACCATACGCCAAACTGTAGCATCAAAGTTATCAATAACAGTTACGTTCTCAATACCTGTGATTGTATTTTCATTATTACCTGATGAACCCAAATCTGTTGCCTGGGCAGACAGTGTATCAATGAGGTCTTCATAGTTTTCTTGAGTAGGTCTATCTCCTGTTTGAAAGAGGCCTTTTACTCCTGTAATTGATATTTTAGCCATGTGGTAATTATAACACCCCTTTTTATTTATTTAGTTAAAGAATATAATTACTATATCCAATAACCTGAAGCGGAATTGCTGGAACCATACCGCTTATGTTTTGTATCTGAATTGAAGTAAACTTTACCCTAAATGGTAGGATCTCATCTATTCGAACTGTTCGTTGTGGATCTTTGATTGTTGTTATAGAATAATTAAATGGCTTGATCGATCTTGTTTTATTATTTAAATCATCTAGTATTACTGCTGTTGCCATTAATCTGTTACATCTTCAAGGATGTTCATGCTACCCTGAGCAACAGTCCAAACTCTTGTTGGATCAGTTAACTGAATATCAAAGATATCTCCCGTTTCAAGTTGTACTGACTCTTCTGCAGTTAGCCAAACAGTAAATTCACCTACCAGATCATCATCATCTGGTGCTGGTGTCAAAGTAAAAATTTCTACTGCGTCATCAGTAATTACTCCAGGAGTACTGTTGGGTCTCTTAAACTTCATAGAGATTTCCCAATCTGGAATATTTAGTGGCGCTTTTGCATCATCTGTTGCATATACCCGAAAACCAGAGGTGTCTCCACGAACTACAGTCCAAATAACTGTAGGCGGTTTATTTCCAATGTCATATTGTCCTGATGCACCACGAGTTGTTGCCATAATTAGATTATACCATTAATTAGGATAAACCAGCCTTGAGTGCACCCCAAGTACCGTTTCCTTTTGCCTCTACAATAATAATTCCATCTGATGCTGCATGGGCAACAATTCCAACTGCACCATTCATTGGTGTGTTTGAAAGTCCACCCTCAGTTCCAACATAAAGAACCTGTCCATCTTCAAAACTTGAAGTATTTATATTTTCCATAACTCCAGCAACAACACAAATTCCAGATTCTTGGTCTTCTAATTCTGTTTTTAATAATCCTAGTATTGGATAAGTTGTTGTTGGTAAACACTTATCAACAGTTGTATTGGTTGTGTACCCATTTGCATAAACTGGGGTTCCTGCTGGAAGAGTTTCACCGCTATTATTGGTTACAGAAATCTGAAATGCAGAAATGCCAAGTGGTGGCAAAACATCTCTCAGTTTATTTGCTAATTTTTTAATATCCCCATGAACATTAACAGGATCTGTTGATAATGGAAATGGTAGATCAAAAATATCGTTAATATCGGTTGCCATAATAAATTAATTATACCACGCTTAAACTTGACTTTTAGGTTAAAAGTGGGTAAAATTATGTTATACTTATCAGTAGACACCTACCAAGGTGTTATTGTTTTCTAAGGAGGAAACTATGATGAACGAGAAGATTAAAGAACAAGTAATCATTGGAATACTTACGGCTACTGGCATTTTTGCCGTTTTTTCAAATAATGCTAATGCTGCGACTAGTAAGCCCGAACAGGCTCAGTCCGTTACCTCTACCTCGAAAGAGGTTTTTTTGGTTTCTAAGGAAGAAAAATTAAAGAGTTTTGAAAATAAAGGAACTCTTACTGACTTAGAACTAAAAGAATTACTCTACCTGGTGGGATTTAGAGGATCGAACTTAGTAGAGGCTTGGGCGGTTGCAAAGAAAGAAACTAATGGTCAGCCAATCAGACTTAACCCAAATGCAAAAACTGGAGACAACTCTTGGGGCTTGTTTCAAATTAATATGATCGGAATGCTTGGACCTGACCGTCGTGACAAATTTGAACTTGTTACAAATTCTGATTTATTAAATCCAGTCATTAATGCTCAAATTGCGTTCCATATGTCTAATGGTGGGGAAGACTGGTCCTCTTGGCATGGGATTACATCAAAAACTAAAATGTGGATGAGCAAGTTTCCAAAGTAAACCCATTTTGCAACATTTTGTTGTAGTAAAATTCAGCATAGTGTAATTGACGGTGAAGCCCTGGGTGTGGAGTACGAGTAATACTCTTGCCTGGGGCTTCTCCTATTTTATGATAATCATAGCCGTAATCAAAAATATCTGGGTGCTGATCAAATTGATCTTGGTGACACTTTATAGAGTCCCACCCCTTCATTTTATAAAAAGGTAGTAAGCCCTCTACTGTTTTTGGATCAATATAGAACTCAAAGTGTGGCGGAAATTCTTTACGTACCTGGTCCTGAACATAATAATCAAAATTATCAATTAGGAACTGTTCTTGTTCCTCTGACAACGAATTAGTCCATGTTGACCAAATCAAAATAATATTATTGACCCTGCAAAAAGCCTCAAGCATCTGTATATGGTTGAGGTTATTGTGATATACCCATTCGTACGGTATTGTTGCTGAATAGTCCCATGGAGCGTAATCTTTTGTCTTCCTTGGTTTATTTCCTAAACAATAATCAGTCATCTTAGAACCATCACCAGAAATAAAGTAAAATCTTTCAAGTGGGGCAAAGTTACAAATAACATATTTTGGTAAATAGTTATATTTACTAATCATGCCAAAAAAACTAGAAATAATTTGATTTATAGATCCTCCACTATATGAGATATTGCCAACTGCTAAGCCTGTCATATCTGAAAGTATGTTTGACCACCTTAGATCTATTGGTAGCCCCTGTCCTAGCGTTATAGAGCATCCTAGGGCTACTATTGGGGGTTTGGTTTCAAACTCTATTGATCTAATACCGTCTGAGTTCCAGCAATAGTTATACTCTTTTCTTGGAACCTCTGCATGGGTTACAAGTATGTCAGATACTGGCCCTTCTCCTGGTCTAGGGTGAGATATTATTCCAGATTTAAAAATATTGAAAAGCATTAATATATCCAGTTCTTCTTTTTAATATTTTTATACTTTTTGTATTCTTGATATTTAAAAAATAATCTTTTAATTAGTATCATAATGCTTAACTAAATCTAACCAATATGACTTTTCCCTATTATAGCGCTCTTCAAAATTTAGAACCTTTCTATAGTCACAACATGGACAAATTGGCCTTCCGTCTGAATAATCTGGTTGTGACCAGTACCCCATTCGAGCACGGAATTTAAAATCTGATTCATGCCCATGCCTATTAAACCCTTCTGATCCGCCTTCAGTAAAAAACCAGTGGTCTGGTTCTGCAAATTGCATAAAGAGCAATGTCACGTAATCATTTTCATTTGTACTTGGATATGGTGTTCTCCAATGTAACATATCATTACCAGAAAAAATAACGCATGTATTTGGCTGCTCATTAAACTCTTCTCCTTCAACAACTAGTTTCCAGTCAACAGTTTTTTCTATACAAAGATCGAGTGAATACTGGCATGCAGACTGATCCCAATGCTTCCATAGTTGTGGCCTAATGCCGCCCTGCATTTGATATCTTGCAGTATGAAATCCAGCACGTTTTAAATTATCTTTGCCAAAAACACTTTTTGCAATATTGAGTATTTCCAATTCAGTTTTTTCATCAAAATGTATCTCTGTAAGCCATCTACCAGCAACGGTATGATAAAAATGATTTCCTTCAGGACCCATACCCTTAGCAAGAATTTGATCCTTAACCCTGCTAAATAATTCATTTGGTAAAAAATCTACTATAGATTTTGCAGTATTCACATTTCCCCCATCATTCTTTTTCTAATTATATCAACATATTCAGGTCCTTTTTTAAACCACCAATGATCTGGCTCCACATAGTGAAAAAATATAACCCCAATCTTGTCAGAATTGTTTTTAACTGTTTCTCGCCAGTGTTCATACTTTTCTCCCATAAACATCACAGCATCATTTTCTTCTGCTAAAAACTCTATGCCATTTACATAAATAGCCCAAGGTTTTTCTTGATAGAGAGCAAGGTCTAAAGTATAGGTGCAAGCATTGGCATCTTTGTGCTTATAAAGACTAATAGTATCTGATGAGTATTCAGCAAATAGCGAGTATGAAGGCAAACAGGTATTTGTATTAAAATACTTTCTTACGATAGGCAAAAGAATATCACTGTATTCTTTAAGTATTGGTTCTGTTTGATCTCCTATAAGTTTTCTTCCAAACTCATCTGTACCAACTTTATTTAAACTTTCGTGGTTTTTGAAATAATCAGACAGTCTGATGAAGTCTGAAGGGCTTAACACATTTTTTATAGTACCAGGTTGTATATTTATGCCATCCATTGTACTATCACATACCTTAAACCAGAGGTAACTGGATGTACCTGATGGTTATAAATAAAGTTAGATGGAAATACCAATAACTGATTCTTTTTTGCTTTAAATCTTAAATTAAATCTAGGGAACTCAACATCCCCACCCTCGTAATCTTCATTTATATAATAAGTCATGGATATTCTTCTTGTAAAAAATGGATGATCGTCAACGTGGTCGTGGAACTTTTGTTCTGGTCCATATCTAAGCAACTGTGGACTTTCAAATTTTTGAATTTTGGCATAATAAAAATCTTTATACTGATCTAAACACTTTGTCATTTCTGCATGAAACTCTTTTGTCATATCCGCTAGAATACCATCTTGTTCCCACTCATGGTGTGGCAACATAATTAGATCTGTATCTCTTGCTTTATAGTTAGAGCCAGATACATTTTCTTCTTCACTAACTAACACTTCTGCCTCACGCCAAGAAATATTGTTTTCTTCAATTGCTTTAATATATTCGATTGAGTTAATAAAAACATTATCAAAAAGCATTATTCCTGGTGCTAGTTCTTGCATGCTACCATTTCCCCAAAGGACACGATGCTTCTTTTAGTTTTACCTTTAGATGCATAAGGCAGCCACATTTTTTACATTGTTTTGTTAGCGAAATAAACTCTGGGCACCAATCACAAATATTGTATCTTGTTTGTGCTTCTTGGTCTGTTGCATGTTCTTTATTTGGATTTAATAAATCCCATGGCTTTACAGTTTTATTTTTTTTGGACATAATTAATTATATCACTTACTTGTTGTGAGTTACTATATCTCCAGCAATAATAATATCGCCTGGTTCTGCATTAAATATATACACTGGATCAGAGTTTGACATAATGTCAATAGAAGTTAGTACTACGTTGGTGTACATACCGCTTTCTGCATCATATTTAACAATAATATCTCCAACTTCTAACTCTGCGACCATTGCAAATTTCCAAGAATCCACACCATTTTCAATTTTATTAACCAAAATTGGGTGCTCTAGTGTAAATTGTGCTGATTGGTCACCATTAAAATAAACTGTTTGAGTTTTGTTTAATTCTTGAACATCTACTACTGTTGTATATGTATTTTCTATAAAAGTGAGAGAATCTGAAGACCAGTTAAACATCTCATAATCTGGTGCATCTGGACTAATTTCTGCATACGATACAGTCATGACTGAATCACCTATTTGAACATCTTTTGCTTGTTTTGCAATAAGATTATTATTTGCATCAACTAAGGTAATTTTACCAGTTATAGGGTCAACTGACTCTGAACCAATACCTGGCGCAAATCTAATAAATGTATTACCAGAAATACATTTTACTCCATATGTAGTTGTTGTAAATGAATATGGAACGACTGGTGGAACAACAGGTGGAACAACAGGTGGAACGACTGGTGGAACGACTGGTGGAACAACAGGTGGAACGACTGGTGGAACAACAGGTGGAACAACAGGTGGAACGACTGGTGGTGTAACTGGGGCAATAGCGCCACCACAGCAAGCCCATCCACTTGGAATAGAGTAAGAACTTGATCCACCTAAGTAGGTCAAACCTAATTCGGCACATGTATAAGATGTTGGATTTGTAATTGTGCCTGGGCAGTCTGGAAGTGGTGGAGTTACAGGTGGAGTTACAGGTGGTGTAACTGGTGGAACGACAGGTGGTGTTACTGGTGCTGGTGGTGGACACTCCCATGTTTCTTGTGTATAGTCGCAAGACCAATAATATACAGCAACAGTAGTTGGAACTCCATTACAAACTCTAGTTTCATTTCCACTAAATACCCATTCACATGGTGGATTGACAGGTGGCGTAACAGGAGGCTCTACAGGTGGCGTAACAGGAGGCTCTACAGGTGGAGTTACGGGTGGTGTAACTGGAGGGACAACAGGTGGGACTACAGGTGGTGTTACAGGTGCAACAACGTAAATATAATATGTAAAAGAAATATTAGTCTCGTAATCAACAAGTGTTCCTGCAGCAACAGACTGTGTTGCAATTCTATTATTTAGATTAGAGTTTGATGTAGATGTTGATCCGTTATTGGTGTAATTGAGTCCTGTTGCTTGCAAAGCAGAAATTGCATCTGTATATGTCAATGTTGAAAGATCTGGTACCGCTACCATTCCTTTTGATGATGACCAGAACCCTAAATTCAGCATCTTGACCTACGCCGTCAAATCGCCTATTAGCAACCAGGTATTTGTATCGACCTTAGTAAGAACGGCTCCTGAAAACTGAGCAGCAATTTTTTTATTAGAATTTTTACTATTAATTGTTACGCCAACTGCTCCATCAATAGAAACATTTCCAGTTCCATTTCTAACAATTTCTACTTTTTGTCCTATCACAAAGGGTGTGGTGCTATTTGCTGGAATTGTAACAACCAAATCACTAGAGGATGTAAACATAAGAGTTTTTCCAGAATCTTTTTTTGTAATCGTGTAATCTGCAATTTTAGTAACAAAACTAAATGCATCATAGACATATCTCCACTCGCCATTATAATAATATTGAACTTGATTTATAACACTTCCATCATCTTCTTGTCTAACAAAACAAACGACTCCATTAGTAGGAGATATAATTGCTGTATCTCTAGCAGTAGGATTTTGAAAATTATTTACTCCAGCCTTTGCATTTACAACTGTATCAAAATTAACTACTGATGAAAATGTTTGGTCTGCTGTCCATGTATATTCTGCATTAGTATTAACTGCTCCACCGATAGCATACCAAGTATCATTAGATTGATTGTAGATATATGCTATCTTTCCATCTGAATTAATTGTTGCCATTTGATGTTATCCCCAATGCTCTTAATTCTGCTTCTGTAATATTTGTAGCAGCAATTAATTTTGCAATACCACTTTCACGCAGTTGTTCTTCGGTAGTTTTTTCTTTAGCCATTATGCACCAATCTCTCTCCATGCAGATCCCGACCATACATATAAAGTAAGTGGTGATGAATCTGAATCAACCCAGAGAGTTCCAGTTGTTGGATTTGATGGTGCTGAGGTTTGATATGATGCTGTAGCATATTGAACATCACTTGTAACATTACTTGTTGAGTCTACCCAGATATATCCATCATCTACTCCAGTTGGTGCAGATGGCAAAATAGCAGATCCTAAAGCGTCTGCCTCAATAGCATCTACTCTGGTATCCAAAGCCTTTATGTGTCCTACAACAGAATCTGCAATAATTTCTGATTCAGAAGTAATTGTATTTGTTGTTCCATAATGATAAAGTTTTAATGCTGCCTGAATATCAGCGGGATCTTCAAATCCTGGGATTTTAGTTGGGTAAACTGTTCCTATATTTTCTGCAGCCATACATAAGATTATACCACAGTAATAAAGAGTTGTACTGACTTTGGACCAGACAAGGCCACAAATGAGCCATCTATAAGTTCTGAAGCATTAATGCTTATTGGCAAAACACGCTCACCGCTTACAGTATTTACCTCTCCAATACTCATTGAAGATACAAGAGGGTTCTGATTTAAAACATTATATTGAATATTAAAATTTTCAGCCTGTGCAGTTCCAACAAAATCAGCAGGTACGATCTCTGCTACTGGAACGTTCATCTCCCAAACACCGCTAGTAAAACTTGTTTCTGTATAATTTTTGCTATAAATATTAGAAACAAGTTTAAACAATTTTACCCAAGTATTTGTTCCTAAAACATTTTGTAACTGATAAACATACTGATATTCATCATCTGTAGATAAAATATTAATATACAAATCAAAGAGTTGACAATCTGGTGCCAACACTGTTAATCCATCTAATCCAATAACTGGTTTACCAGTATTGACAAAAATTTGACTTCCTCTATCTCCAGATGGACCAAAATCAACTTCAACATTTACAGTTTCTGGACCACCAAGAACTGCTAACTCATCACTAATAATGTATGCATCTACCATTATGCACTAACGCTCACTTGATCTGTTACAGAAATGTTACCAGTTAAAACTGTATGTACAAAAGAATAAGGTGTTGCAGATTTAGTAATTTCAACATCATAAACGTATGTTGTGCCTGCTGTTAAATAATCGGCATCTGCTGGTCTTATTGTACATGTAATATAATCATTTGTATTTGAAATTTCTGCAAGGGCTTCATGGTAGTTTGCACTTCCAGCAGACCCTCTAGCAGTTGAAAATGCAAACTTGACAGTATAGTCTTCTAAATCATACGCTGTTCCATCTGCTAACTTAGGATAAACACGAAACTGCAAGGTATCACCCTTATAATATGAAATGTTATATGTTCCTGGAAATGCCATGCTTTAATTATACCACGCTGACATAGATAGATTTCATAATAGCAGAAGCATCATAATCTGTTCTAATCTGAGGTACCGCTCCAGATCCCCATATTTTTTGATTTTCTATAAAAATCTGCTGTGTGACAGAAATTGGATAGGTATGTTGATATTTTAAAGATGCTACAAACTGCGAAACCTCATAGTCAGCGTTTGGGAAAAAGGTTCTCATCCATACCTCAGTATTACTGGTATATGTTGTTAGTTCAAAGTTATAAGTTATAAAAACTTGAGATCCTTGATTTAAGCCTTTAAAGTTTAACGTTCTTGAATTATCGTTCCAAAGGCTAACAGTATTTTCTGGTAAGTAAGACTCTTCTTTATTTTTATCTGATTTAATAAAAACATTAACCCAACCATCATTACCCTGCGTTACTCCAAGTTTGAAAACATTTGATAAATTATTAAAGTATGCTGCCCAACCTGCTTGTTGTCCCGATGAAGATAGAGAACTTTTTCCATCTAATCCTGGAATACCTCTGTCTCCTTTAGGGCCTTTTGGTCCTTCTGGGCCTGCAGGACCACGCTCTCCATCTTTGCCGTCTTTCCCATCTCTACCTGCTGGTCCTTGTGGACCTACTGGGCCAGGTACTGGTAAAAATGAAAGCGTATTTTCTTGAGAAATTCCAGGCTGACTTTGTTGTACTTGTGCTGCATAACTTGATTTTGATGCATTGGGAAAGTCCATAGATTTAGAAACAGCCATATGCTGATTATCTCATGAATTTATAAAAATTAATCTTCTTTTATATAAACACCAGCGATATGAAAATTATCAGCAGTGGTTAAAGTAATTGGTTCTCCTTGAGCAAATGCTGACTCTTGTCCATTTGAAATTGTATAATAAAGCATTAACTGGTTAGACCCTGCTGCAACATTTCCAGAAACAGAATACTCTCTTCCACTTGAATCATCATGTAGGTGACCTTCACGAATATAAGTCTCATGCTTAACATTAAATGGTAATGTTACATAGTATTGACCAGAACCAAAGTTTGTTATATTAGACATGTCAACATTTACTCGAAAATATACAAGTGGGCCCATTTTAACGTAACTTCCGTCAAATAGAGGATCACCGTTGAACTGTGGCTGAGTTCCAGTTGCGCCTCCTCCAACAACATATGATACTTCGTCAATTGCTAGATCATTAATAGACGAAATGATTGGTTGAGTAAAACGTGCCACTATTCAAGACCTAACTTAAACATTGCTATCTGTGAATTATTTGTATTGCTAATTGCATACAAAGCATTAGACCCAGGCAGTTCCACGGACCATGCTGCTCCTGGAGAAAGGCGATATCCATAGTCAGAGGTGGTTACTCCTTCTCCGCCAAGATACACATAAGCGGAATCGTGAACATTTTGAATTGTTATATCCATTCCAGAATGAAGTCCATTTGGAGTTAGTCGTGTTGCGCTTGTATTACTTAAACTTACCAATGAATGCATTGTCATTATTTAACCACCTTAAATGTTTTATTTCCAACTCTTACTACTGGAGGTAGTTCGGGTCTTCTTGTTGTAACTTTAACTACAGCCATTATAGTGAACCACTAACATCACCAATTACAAGGATGTTTCCTATTACTGGAGTCCAAACTGTGTCACCAATAGTAACTTGAAGATCAAAACTAAGTTCTGCTAAAGCAGATCCATATCCAGTACCCCAGTATTGAGTAAGGTCAGGTCCTGCAATAATGTCTACATATCCTTCTCCAGGGGTAACTGTAAGTTCATCAATAATGTCACCTTTTGGATCGTAGGAACTTGCAGCATATTCCCAATCTGATGTATCAAAATGTGTTGTTTCATCATTTTCTAAAAATTCAACTCTAATGGAAGCGGTATCGCCTCTAACGACATTCCACTTAATTCTTGCTGGATCAGCCCCAAAAATCTCAGGTCCGCACATAGTCATAATGTGATTATACCATTAAATTACAAAAAAGATACCTAGAATAGGTGGGTATAAGAAACTATCCTAGGTATCAGATAAAAGTATATCATATCAGGGCAATCTGGACATTAAAAATCAAGATATAAAAAGTTTACCAAATTGTTACAATACCTTTTGTCCGTTTTGTAATAGTAAGTCATAGAATGTCAGAGTTACCAATGGTGTATACTTTAAATATATATAGAAAAGAAAACTATCTTTAAAATTAATATATCTTATATATTATATATATTATATATACTACTTCTGTCGAGAAATATATTCTACAAACAAATCGTATAAATGGTCAAGTTTTTCTTTTTGCTCTTGACGTTTATCTCTAGCATGCTCTTGTTCTTTTTTGATCTGTTTAATTTCATCACGCATTGAAGATCCACCATTGGTCTTGGTTTCTTTACGAATATCTTCTACTGCTTCCTTTATTGGATCAACCTGGACTTTAATATACCATCTAATACCACCCAGAATAATTGTGCCAATTGAGAGTATTGTTAAAATAAAACCTGCCCAGTCTTGAGTGCTCATAATGACTAATTATAACAAATTATTTTAATAAAAGTTATATGGTAAAATAAAGTATGGCGGAAGATGTTAAGTTTATTGACTTATTTGACCCAAATTCTCCAAGATCAGATCGTGAACTTATTGAATCTAGGTTAAATGTGTGTAATTCTTGTGAATGGTTTAACAAGCGTCTTGCCAAATGCAAAAAGTGTGGATGCTTTATGAAATTAAAGTCTACACTTAAGCAGGCAAAATGTCCAATAGGGAAGTGGTAATATGACATCAAATACTCATGAACTGTTTTATAATTTTAAGCCAGTTCTAATTGACAACTTGTTTACTGAAGAAGAGATTGAAAGTATTTATAAAACTAGATTTGAAATTGCGCCAGGCAAGAAAAATGGCGACGGTACAGATTATGTATTTACTGACCCTTCTTGTGGATATATTACTTGTGTGTATCCTTTTGAATATAGTATACGCAGAAAAATTTTAAATGAGATTGCAAAACGAGTTCCAATATATATAAAAGAAGACGGTAACCATATGCCTAGATATACCGTTGATTCAGGCTCTAAGCCTTCTCTAAGGCCTCATTATGATGTTGGTATGGTATCTGCTTCATTTACCCTTAGTGTTCAACTAAAACATACTAAGCCATGGGATCTTTATGTTGAAGGAGAAAAGTTTAATCTTGAATATAACCAAGCAGTTTTGTTTTCTGGAAGCCATCAAATACATTGGAGACCAGATATAGAATTTGACAAATCGGACTATTATGACATCATCGTATGTCAAGTCTATGAAGATACAGAGAGTCCGCTAATGCTTGACGATGCCCATAGAGCAAAGATGCAAACAAAAGCGGACTTCTATGTAAATAAGTTTTTTAATTCTTAACTACTGGGAAACCAGACTTTTCCAAAGCCTCTAGGAGAGGTGGATCAAGTTCTTCAATCTTCTTATGTGTTACTCCACCATTGTTTGAATTAATGTGAATTACATCTGTACGGATCAACTTTGAATTGTCCTCTTTGTCCGCAAATGTCTTAATTACAATGATATAGTCGCAAAAGTCTTTAAAAATAAAGTCTCTTGCTTGAGCGGTTTCTTCTTGAGTTACGTACCAGTCGGTTTCAACAAAACTCATCTTTTCTAGTGCCATCGGCACCTCCTTTGTTCTTTTCAATTATAGCATAGTGGTATAATGAGTAAATGATTATTGAACCCACAAAGCCTCGTGAAGAAAAAGATTTTTTTACGCCAGAAGAGTACGCATCCATCTATAAGACCATTAACGACACTATGGAAATGGGAATTAAAGATTCGGGAGATAAGTGGCAACACTTCCGCAAAAATACTAATAATGGATTTAACGTTGTTTTTCTTTCGGAGCGTCGCCAGGGTCCACTACCTGGATTATCTCAAGAAGTCGAAGATAAAATTCGAGCGAAATTCGAAAAAGAGGCTAATGCTCCTGTAGATCACATAGGCATCCTATGGGCTAGATATACGCTTGAAAGCGGTGCTTTGCCCACATTAATGCCACACCAAGATAGATCGGAAACACATGTGGCTTTGATGTTTACTGTTGAGTTAGATACAAACATCGATTGGGATTTTTATGTAGAAGATGAAAAATTTACTATGGAAAAAAACAAGGGTATTTGGTTCAGCGGGACACATCAATCTCACTGGAGACCTGACTATGATTTCCAAGAGGGTGATTATTACGATATTATCCTATGTCAAACACACAGTAGTTTAGATGATAATCCGCTAGAAGAAGAACATTGGCTAGATGGAGATGACCATTCAAATGAGGTATCAGAGAAGTATGCTAAACTATTAATGAATTCAAGAGCAAAAGCAGCCATGATGAATGGCCCTTGTCAGTAACGGAGATATAAGTGGATAAGCAAGAAGTAGTTAGTTTTATGACAGATATTGTCGTTAATTGGAATAGAAAAATGGCAGCAGATCAAAATGTAGATATTGAGCCTTGGTTAGAACAGGCTATGCCTCAATTGAAATATGCCAATGAACTCTTATATGATGCTTTGAGTGCCCGTGGAATTATCAAATAGAGAATGTGGTTCTTGTACTAAATGCTGTGAAGGATATATATCAGGTGGAGCACATGGCATTAAGTTTGGAAATGGAGTACCCTGCGAATTTCTAGCATGGGGTCATGGTTGTACGATATATGAGGATAGACCTTTATCCCCTTGCAAAAAATTTAGATGTATGTGGTTAAAAGATCCAGATATTCCAGAAAATCTAAAACCAGATATATCTCAAGTAATGGCTATGCGTAAAGGCCAAAATTTTATTGTTTTAGTTAATGTAGGTCCAAATCCAAATATAGAGGCTATCAATTGGTATAGATCTTGGTGTTCTGAAAATAATTTTAATTTAGCATATCGTCAAGACAATAGGGATATCTTTGAAGGAGATCCAGCCTTTGTTGAGAAGATGTATAGTTCTTTATGGTCTTCCTAAGTCTTCCCAGAATTTTTCCCTACCCATATCATCAGTAACAGGCATAGGCTTAGATTCACATTCTGCACAGACTAAATCTGAAAAAATTTTTGAAGCGAGACTTTCCATTTCTGGTTTATAGATTGGAGATTCAAAATTGAACTCATCGTCCCAGGCTTCCTCTAAATTATCTAATATTCCCATGAATTCATTTTACCACAAATCTGAATATTTTTGCCAGATGTATGATACGTGATCTACAAAACAAAAACAAAAAAATATAGTGAGCACATAATTAGCACCCACTATACGCACCTATTTAATTAGAAGTGCATGCACATTTTGTTATTGTTATCGTGTTACCCTCTTGGATAACTGTAGCGAGTGTATCGCATGTATCGCATAGAAAGATGTGCATTATTCGCACTCCCCACATGGACATTGTGGAAATTCATTTTCTAACTTAATGCGATTAGCAAGTTGCATAACCTTGTTATAGGTATCAGCACTAGCACCTCTAAAGGATACTACCTCGCCATTAGCGACTTTCTGAGCAGCGATAGCGATACGCTGTTCTAAATTGTATTGTCCATACTTAGAGGACTTAATGTAATTCTTATCTAGTGTAATCATTTGACTACCTTTCATTTATTGAGACTTTCTCAATTTCTTATAGGATAATACTAGCACACACTTTCCCAAAAGTCAAGCCCTAGCACGGCGTGTCGCATGTTATCTATATCACAGGATAAATCGGACATTTGGGACATCGACTCGGGCAGTTATCCACATGACGCACATCACACTACGTATTTACGCTTAAGTTATCCACATGATGTACATCACAATCCCTTATACCCTAAATGTCCGTTTTGTACCCCTAAAAATGTCAGACCCCTATGTTAGACTTCTATATATAGAAAGTTGAAAAAGAAGTAAACTTAATAAAAATGAAAGGTGGTCTAAAATGACTACACTAACAATTAACAAAGTATGTAAAACACATACACCTAATAAATCTGCTAAATCATTCCATAATGATACATGCTACACATTCTGCGAAGTATGTGAACAGAATATAGAAAGTTTCTATATTGACGCTGAAGATGACCGCTTAGGTGGTTGGTCTAAGTGGGTGTTATCATAATGAATTATACAGATATCCAAAATGCGTTAGACGCTAAAATTGCTGGTGGTTATACATCATGGTCACATGTAGCCACTTTCTATTGTGACTATAATGTAAAGGGTAATGACCCTAATTGTAAGCATGAAACATGGACAGATGTTCAAGGTGTTTCTACTAGACAGCCTTACTTTAATCGTT